GATTTTCTTTGCAATAGCTTTTACTAGTTCAGGTCTAACTTGTGCCCATATGTCAACGTCAGCATCGTTTATAACGTTGTCTTTTACTGGGATTATTACTGCTAATTCCTCAGCTGTTAGATAAACGTTATCCCATGCCATTTTAGTAGTGTTTTTTCTACCGTTGTTGCTAGTTTCATTTACCCAATAAGCAACTGGTAAACTATCAACTACTTTTAATCTCATTTTGTCAGAAGTCATGTTTGGTAGACGTCTGAATAATTGTAAAACTTTTGATTCTTTTTGTGCTTCTTTGAAAATTTCTTCGAACACTTGTTCAGGAATTAAAGCGGAAGCATCACTTTTAGTTATCATGTTTGCCATGTTTTTCACTCCTTTTTTTATTTTCCTCTTATCATATCATTGATTATTTCATTAGTTGTTAAATTTTGCGTGCTTTTAGCTTGCAAGTTTGGTGAAGTTTGAACATTTTTTACAACAGTTTCTCCAAAATATTGAGGGTTTTCTTCCTTATAACTTTTTAAAACTGTGTCAAAATCGTTTTTGTCATCGATTTTATCCATCACTTCACTTTTAACAAATTTCAAAAACTCTTTTTTTACATTGCTATCTTTAATTTTAAGTTGAGCCTGTAAATCATTTTTTTCATTTGTTATAGTTTGTAAATTTTCTAAAGATTTATCCTTTTCCTCGATTGTACCATTGAGCTCTTTTATAGTACTTTCATTGTTTTTGATTTCATCTTTTAAATTGCTTACATTAGTTTCTAAATTACTAATTTTTTCTTTATAACTAGTAATCTGTTTACCATGCTCTGCCATGATGCTATCAATTACATCTTTTTCTAATTCTAAACCTTTTAAAAATTCTCTCACGTTATTGCCTCCTATCGTTCCTTTTACGTGTCACGAACACGCGTGATTAATAACAATTTAAGTGTAGCACAAAACACAAAAAAAATCAAACGCTTGTATGGTTTGATTTTATACTTTTTTTATAAATACCGCACCAATGATATAAAGGCTATCTCTTTCATTCAAATACGAACCCTCTCCTTTGTCGTATCGGGGCGATCATTTATATATCATCAGTACGCCATCCATAAATGATAACGCATTACTTAAATAAAAATAAACATAGTACTTTTTTACAAGTACTGTACTAATGATATAAACCCAAGCCGTCAATATGCAACCTAAGTTGGAATCTTTTTTATTTTTCAGTTATATATTGACTTCTTTTGAGCCTCCAACACGCTTCCATATATATCATTAGTACACTACCTATAAAATGGTAGTTTTTTAATTTTTATTTTTTTTCTTTTTTCTTTTTAGGAGTTGTTTTTTTTGGCTTTTTTTCTTCGGTTTCTTCGGCTTCTTCAATTATTTCGTTAACAATGTTTTCAACAGTGTCTTTTCTTTCTTCTGATTCTTCAACTATTGCTTTTACAACTGCTTGTACTTCTTCTTCTGTAATTTCTTCTTTCTCTGTCACTATTTCAGTTGGTTTTGCATCTTTCTCAGGAATTACCTCAATTATTCTTACTACTTGCTCATTTTCAGGATTATTTCCTGTTAAATACTCTGCCATTTCTTTTGCGCATTCAAAAATATCACCTGTGTTTAATTTGTTGCCATTTCTTTCAATTCTTTTTCTTTTTAAATTTTTCAATTCCTTAAATCTTTTTAAAGTAAATTCTTTAATGACTTCACATTTTACCATTTTTATTTCCTCCTTTTAGTGTTGTTGAAATACATTTTTCTTCACTTTATCTTTACATACCTCAATCCTATTTTTAATAATTGGGATCATTTCTTTATGTCTTAATTGAGATATTAATTGTAATTGATGCCCTATGTGACAATATGCACTAGCGTTCCAATAATCGTTGCGAACCATTGATACGCTGTTTGTTGAATTGGTTCTGTTCCACACATACAACGGTTCTTTTATATTAATAACCTTATCCAAATTATCTATCATATCGGCCTGTCTATAACTCCAAACTCGATCCTCCATGAGAGTGTCTTCACAAAAATAAGCTATTTTATTTCTCTTAATAACTCGAGCCCATGCTGTACACCACACTTTATTGTCACTCAAGAAAAAATCCTCATAATTATTGTATTCATGAAATTTTGTCATAAACACACCGTTCTTGTCTATTAATTCCATTCCTAAAAGTGCCATATCATGACCGTAAAGTCTTCTGTTTATTGTTTTTAAAACTTTATCGTGTTTCCACCAGTCGTCACTATCTAAAAATGCAAAATAATCGAATTTTAAATTATTTAAAGCATAGTCAATACCAACGTTCCTTGAACCACCATTATAACGCTTGCGGTTATTCTCTACTAAATGAATTCTATCATCATTTTTCATATATTTTTTTATAGTTTCGACACTATCATCTGTCGAACAATCATCAACAATTATTAATTCAAATTTTTTATATGTTTGATTTAAAATGCTTTCTATACAATTTTGCAAAAAAGTTTTACCATTATAATTGCCATGGTCATTATTAAAATTTGGTACTATGATAGCATATTTATAATCTATTTTTTTAGGTAATTTGTCAAAATCTTTATCAGTCACTTTTGCTTTTTTTAAACAGTCTAAGTCAAAGTTAGTTAAATTGATTTCTACAAACGGGCAATATTTATAGTATATACAATGAATATTTTTTTCTATTAAATCTGTAAAAGGCTCGTTATCATCAAACACATATAAATAATCGATATTGTTCTTAATTTTAACATAATCAATACTAGTCTTATCAATTGCAATTGTCATAAATCCACCCGCTTGAATTATAACACAAAAAACAAAAAAACACAAAAAGATGTGTTTTTTTATGAAATGTTAGTGATTATTCTCCTAATGTTCACTGTTAAGCATTTCATTTCTAATCCTTGTACAAATTAATTATAACACAAAAATAAAAAAAACACAATTTTGTGTTTTTTTAAAGTTATCGATTTACTTGTTCAACAGAAAGCAAATCAATTATAACATATTTTATTTTAATTTACAATCCAAACAAATTCAGCTTGTCTATCTCTACAGTTTTTTTCTTTTTGGATATCTTTTATTTCTATTTTGTTCTGTTCTTGTAGTCCATCTACAATTGTTAGGTTCATAATTACCATCATTATTTATTCTATCTATTGTTAATCCTTCTTTATATCCATTATTAACTGCCCATTGATAAAATTCAGAAAAATCATTTTTCCATTCATCACATATTATAATACCCCTGCCACCATAATTACAATAATACATAAAATTTTTATTATAACATCTTGTTTTCATACCATGCCACACTTTATATAATTTAGTATATGACATATTATGTTTCGTTCTTCTTTTTCTCGCTTGTTCTTTATTGTAACAGCCACAACTAATGGTTGCTTTGTTTATTAGTGAATTACCAATAATAATTTTTGTATTTCCACAATCACATTGACATAGCCATAATGCTCTACCATTTTTGTTACTTCCATAATATTCAATAACTTTTAATTTTCCAAATTTTTTGCCTGTTAAATCATTTATTTTACTCATAATTAAAATACCTCCCGTAATAAAGTATCAGGGAGTGATTACGGCACTCCCTGTGAACATTATATCATATTTTCCAAATATACTCAATTTTTTTATTAGTGCAATTCCACGTGTCTATAATATAGCCATCAATGCATGCCGTTATATGCCCATTGGTAGTTATTAAATATTTGCCAATAGGATGATTTTCTGCAAATTCTCCTATATACATTTCTGTGTAAGGTATTCTAATAAATTTTTTATCTAAAAAATCTCTTACAAAAACGGCATTATCCATCATTTGACCTTGTTCCATTGCACTTTTGCATAACTCTTTATATGCTTCTTTCCAAGTTATATCCATAACAATCGAATATGCTCTAGGAAAGCAGTCATCAATAAAATTATTGTGACTATTAGCATTATAAAAAAAATATCTCATATTACATATTTGCTATTCTTTGAGCAGTTTCACGAATCATTTGCACTTCTTCTTGACTTTGAGCCTCTTCTTTTAACATATGTGCAAAATCTTCCATGCTTTTAAGCATATATTGTAAACTTCTTTTAGTATCTTCATTAGCACCATAACGTTGTTTGTTGTCTTCATATCTGCTATACTCGCCTGACATTCTATCTATATACTCGTTTCCTCTATATCTCATATCATATCCTCTAGCATTATAATTATTATAGTTGCCATAATTATCACGTCCATAATTATCATATCCAGCACGCCTACCTCCATAATTTCCATAGTTATTCATTTCTTTATCCTCCTTTGCCATGTGTTTTATTTTAGATAATTTATATAAATTTTCTAAATTGTTAGTATTTAAACCATCATTTAAAATTTTTTCTATTGATTCCGTTGTCTTTTCAATTGTTTTTTGTTCAATATTACTTTCCATGATTTACCTCCCTTCTTTAAGAAGTTTTAAAATCTCATCATTCTGTTTTATTATCTTTTCTAAATAATTGGTATCTTGATTTTGTAATTCTTGCATTAAATCTGTGTTATTATAGTCTTGTATTAATAAAATCAAACTATAAATCTGTAATATTAGTGATGCTGTGTCCATACTGTTTCTCATCAGTTAATTTTTCTTATAATAAGATTTGCGTTCTTAATTGTTGGCGGTACAGTTTCAATAGCAGGAACTACGCCACTAACTGCAGGAAATGAACCAACAGTCAAAGTCACATTTTCTCTTTGACATAATCTGATTAATTTTGTAAATGAAATATTTTGATATTCATCTGCAGTAACTACCTCATTGGCACTAGCACCGACAACCGCACTACCGTTTTCTTTTAAACCAATTTCAACGCTACCATCATCTGCACCGCTTACATTAGCATTAAAAGTGACTTCATAAACTGCAGGCTGGCAACAATTACCGCTTCCTAAAATAGTGTATTGACTAGTACCTTCTGTATGGTTTAACCATCCTTGACAAGTAGCACTTCTCGTTCTTAATTCATCATTGGAAAATGTTATATCACTTGTGTTAGTTGCTAGCACTTGTATTGCTTCGTTTGTACTTTGTATCATAATTAAACTCCTTTCTTAAAATAAAAGAGAATAGCCTTGCTATTCTCAGATGGTGACAATTTGTCACCGTTTAGCAAGCCTCGTTATCGAGTTAGTAGTATTCTACTTTTTGCTTTTTAAATAAATTGACTAGTTGTAAAATTGCCACATCCGCATCCGTTACCGTTGCATTGGAATATAGGGGTATTTCCATACACTGGTTGAGCTGGAATAGGACAACTGCGAAGTTCTGCTACGAGCTGATTAGCAACTGTTGCATTATTAGCTCTTAAATCTGCTGTTTGTTGTACTTGGCTGGCTTGCATGTTTGCAAATTGTAATTGACTTCTTAACTGGTCATTTTCACGTTTGAAGTTGTCTAACTCTAATTGACATAGTTTGTCAAGAATAGCTTGAGTGTTTTGAGTAGCATTAGTAATAATATCTCTAGTATTATTAGCATCTGCAAAACGTGTTGCGTTGCCTTCATTTTGAATAATGTTTTGAGTTTGACAATTAGCTAGTCTGTTTTCACAGCAACAATCAGCAAATTGACTTGATAGGTTAGTTAAACCACCAGTGATAGCAGTTTGACTAGCGAAAGCCTGTTGCATATTAGCAATTTGTCTTGAATTGTTAGCGATTTCAGCATTAGAAAATCCATTGTTTACTGCACTTACAATGTCACTAGTACTGTTACACATTTGATTAGAAAGACCGTAAACTCCATCTCTAACACCTTCAATTTGATTACTTAAATGTAAAGTGTCAAAACCATTGTTAGTATTGTTCATGATTTCTTTTTGCCCATTAGATAACCATGCGTAACCATTATCAAAAGCATTTCCACCAAAACCGAAACTACCATTGCCCCAGTTTCCGTTACCGAATAAAAGAGCAAATAGCAAAATTGCCCAGATGCCGTCACCTCCTAGAAAACCACCGTTCCCAAATCCACCGTTATTAGCATAAACAGGATATGGATAAGCATTTCCATTAGTGGTAGCTAATTCAATTGTAGGTTGAATTCCGTTTGAACCATTCATAATTTTTCTCCTTTCTTAAATATTTCAAGATGCTAGGAGTCTTGTATGAAGGCATTTACCTAGCAAATACCCTCGTACAAGGCTCTTAACTTTGTTTAAACATATTCATGATATTATCCCATTCTTGCCTTTGGTTAGGATTAAAATTGTTCACGGTTTCATTCAATAAGTCATTGGGATTGTTATTCTTTCTTGCTTCTTGATATTTTTGAAACGCTTGAGGATTTCGTGCTTTTAGTTGTTGTTCTAGCTGTTGCATTAGATTCTGGGGTATCTGTTGCATTTTGTTCTTTAATATCATTTGTAAAATATTGTTCATGGTTCATCATTCCTTTTTTTAATTCATCAATTTGAGCTTGCAACAATTCAATTTGCAAGTCTTTTTCATCACGGGGCACTATTTCATTAAGTTCAAAGGTCTTTATTTCACCTTTTGTGTTTTTTATCCATAAAATAGATAAATCTCTACTAAAATAAGGCGTATCCCCTGTTATTACATCTTTTTGTACATCATCAATTGAGTTAGCATATTTCATATTCTCTCGAGTTGGTGCTAGTTGGAAATTTTGCGTTAAATTTGTTGGTTGTATCGGTTTTTGCATTTGTTCTTTAAGTTTTTTTAATTCATTAATCTGTGCATCAATTTTATCAATATTTGGTTGTTGGTTATAATTCATTAAATAAGGATTGTTATACATTTTTTGCCCTCCTAAAAAGCAAAAAGAGGCTTATATAATAACCGCACTTAACTACGCATTAATTATATCTTGCCTCCTTTTGATGATATTTTATAATTAAAAATAGATACATTTTGATACAAAAAAAGAACTTAATCAAGTTCTTTAATTTTTGCAT